CACGCTTAAGTTCTTTGGTCCTGAAGGTCCGTACCCTGTGTACGAAAACGAGCAGGAACTTGAGACACGCGGTTATCCAACTCAGTCGATTGGTCAGTTCCAAGCTGGCAACTTCCCTGCTCCCCCGACAGCTGCTGCTCCGCAAGCACCTGAGAATTTCTGGGGCACTTTTGGCGAGATGATGAATCGCGATCCTCAGAATGCCTGGCGCGTCCTGAACCAAGCTCAGCCTCAGACTGTTGCTAACAAGCTGTTTGTAATGGAGTAAGCCATGCGTTCACTCCTTAAATACGGTGTACCTGCTGCTGCTGGCTTAGCCACGGGTGGGTACGCCCTTTCTCAAGGGGAAGATCCCGGTTCCGCAATTCTCGCTGGAGCTGCTGGCACTCTTGGCGGCGCCGCTGGTTTACTTGCAGCACGTGGACTCGCTGGTAAGTATGCCCCAGGTCTTCGCGAAGCTGCAGAAACTCATCTGACTGGAACACGTGAGGAGCCAAGGGGAATTGGCGCTCTTCTTTCTTCTGCTAGGAAATCAATCCCGGCTGATCGACAAGAAGGATTTCGTGCCAAAGCTGTTCAAGGTGCTGCCAACATGACGGCCAACGTTCTGACGGGAGCAACGGATCCACGGGGACTCGGTAAAATTGCTGCTGCTGGTTTAGTACCTGCTTCTGCACTTGCCGCTGGTCTTGGTGGAGTTGCTCTTGGCGCTGTACCTGGTTCCATGGGCATGCCAGGTTTTCAGCAAGGCATGGCTATTGATCCGGAATCTCCTGGTTCTAGCAACACCCAAAGTGCCAAATACGGTGTAACTCCGTATGCAACCACGCGGTACATGTAATATTAAATTACGGGCTGCTAAAATTTGTGTTAGATAAGACATAATCATGTCTGAATCTTTCACCTGACAACACACTTCCTGCGACACTGGAGGATAAAACAAAGTGTTTATTGATAACGACTTTCCAAAGATTTTAGGTGCGGAACTTTATCGTCCCCACCCTGCGTACATCGCTGAGATGGCTGTGGAGCCCGTGGTTGTCCACGACTTCACACGTCAGCCTGGTCAAACCGTTCAGTTAGACCGCTACAAGTTCTGGGGTACCCCTGGTACTAAGGACAGCCGTGAGCGTATTGCTGACCAAACGATTGGTACCGCTAACAGCCGTAACATCACCAAAGAGAAAGTTCTGGTGGTGCTTAAGGAGTACACCGGTCCTGCGGATCCGGGCGACCCGACTCAGCCCAGCACATTCAAGATTGCTCGCGAAACACTGGTTACCGCTCAGCGCATGCTGCTGGATACCGGCAACCTGAATATGTTCCACCAGTCGATCGGTAGCCTGACGCTGCTTGACGACTATCGCCGCTGGCGTGACCGCGTGTTCATTGATGAACTCGCCAAAGCTGAAGCCAACGGTGCTGCTTCCACAACTCAAGGCGGTTACTACTTCGCTGGTAACAAGGTTAAGGATTCTTCCGGTCGTATTTCCTACACTGGTACTGAATACACCGCTGACCTGCAGCAGTTCCAGGTGCGTACCGACCTGCTGACCGTTGTTAAGGACCTGCGCAAGCGCAACGTTCCGACCTATGCCGATGGTCTGTATCGTTGTATTTGCGATCCCACGTTCATGATGCACCTGCGTCGTGACCCTGACTTCCGTGAGATTGCTCGTTACGCTGGTAATCCTGGTCAAGGCATGTACATGGGCAACCCCATGCTGCCTAACAACGCTAGCTTCTACCAAGGCCCCCAGGCCGGTCAAGCCTACTTCCTGGCTGGCGAACCTGTTATGCCGACTGGTGTGCAGTTTGAAGGCGTTAAGTTCTTCGAATCCACCAACTTCCCGATCAAGAGCATCAGCACTTCCTTTGACGGTGGTTCCACCTATGCCGTGAAAGAAGCCGCTCAAGGTTACTTCTTCGGTCCTCAAGCGATTGGCGTTGGTATCGGTGGTCCGAACGCTCAAGTTCTGATCAACAATAACGACGATTTCAGCCGTTTCATCATTCTTATTTGGCAACTGTACGCCGGTTTTGAAATCCTGAACAAGGACTTCGTGACCACCGCGTTCAGCTTCGTGCAAGATGACGGTAACATCTGATCAATAACGTAAACAACTAACAAAAGGAAAAATAAATGACCTATTTGTCCGCTAAAAAAATCTTCCCAGGCAACTGGGCAGAACCCCTGAACGGCTGGTACAAGAACATTGACTCTGTTGTCGAAGGCGGTAGCGCTCTCGACAGCTCCCTTGGTGGCCCCACCTCGGTCCTTGCTCTGCCTGGTTACCGTTATTTCCAGCAGCGTGGCTATGTCGCAGTGACAACCACCTCTGGTGCTGGTAGCGTTAACTCCGCTGCTGTGATCGTTCCTTCTCCCTATCGTCAGGATGACACTCGTCCCGACATCACGGGCATGGTGATCTCTGGCAGCAGCACACTGCCTGCTTACGTGTACCGCACCGCCATTTCGGTTGCCTCTGGTTGGGGTGACGGTCGTGTTGCCTCTGGTGTGTATGCCGCTACCGGTAACGTCATTTCGTTCGGTCGTAGCAACGGTGGTGCACCTGTCGCCGCTTCTGGCGTTGGTGAAGGCGTGATTCAAGCCAACCTGACTTCCAGTGTTTCCGGCCTCCAAGCTGGCGAAATCTACTTCGCTGGCGGCACTGCCGGTTATGGCACCAACGCCTTCCTGACCGCTAGTGGCGCCGCTGGTGTCTCTGGTTCCGTGGTCAACTACCCGGTTACTGCCTCGACCACGTTGCGTGTGTTTGCTAAGGAAACTGCAAACTCCACCACAACTTCCGGTGGTTTCTACATCTCCAGCGGTGACGCCGCCGCCGGTCGTGTTGGTTACCTGGTTGTGGAAACCTGCTACGTCCAGCCTGACATTGCCCCTGGCTACGAAGACATCGAAGCTTACCTGCTTGGCCGCACTGTTAGCTGAATAAGCTAAACTAGGACCAGAATTAACATCTGGTCCTTATGCTTTACCAGCACAAAAAAACTGGCGCTCGCGTCAAAGTTGTTAGTGAGTTTGATAATGGCGATTGGTTCATGGTCGAAGATCAGGACGGTCGCCTTTACACCGCTTACAACTCTGAACTTATCCCAGATGAAGAGGCTACCAAAAAGGTAAAAACTCTTCAAGTCAAAGATAAAGCAGCCAAAGAGGACCCACGGGATTTTCCCCCTGATCACCGTTTAAATGTCAATTCCGCTACCGCACAAATGCTTGCGGATCACATTAAGGGAATTGGTCTTAAAACAGCACGTGAGATTAAAGACCTTCAGATGTCTCTGTCGGGTGAAAGATTCAATAATCTTGAACAGCTGAAGCAAATCAAGCGTGTTGATTGGAATGCGGTCCTGGCGGCCGATTTGATTAGGGTTTAATTTAAATGCATAACTCAA